ATAGTATGAAAGGATTGATACAAGTAACCGCCACCAAGGGAGGGCGTACAATAACAAGCGAGGTCTTCGGAGATATGGGAGACAAAGAAACTTTATTCGGTCAGCTAATGAACCGACACAAAATAACTCATAACGAACGCCACTTATGGAAGCTGAGTAGCGTTGTAATTAACGAAGAGGTAAACCTATGACCAAAAAAGAACAGATAGCACACTTCGGTTATATTACGGGAGAAATGGAGAAAGTACTATTTAGCAAAGGAGACGACTACGCTAACACCGACAGACTTTCTAATTTTAAATTAGCTGGAGCAATTACTGGAGGTAACGCAAGTACTAACTGCTTAAACCTAATAGCTACTAAAGTAGCAAGGCTTGGAGTACTTTTAAGCTCAGACAAAAAACCAAACAACGAGAGTATCGAGGATAGTGTGTTAGACTTAGCAAATTATTCAGTACTTTTGTGGATGATAATAAACGAAAATAAATAATTAACAGAATGGAAAAAACAGAAAAAGTATTCGCAGAGGGTTTTATGTTTAAAATGAAACCAAACTCTCCTGAGTGGGTAGTAGGTCAATTAAGCCTAAAAGCTGATGAGGCAATAGCCTTTATTCAAAGGAACACAGATAAAGGATGGGTAAACCTAAACGTTAATATCGGTAAGAGCGGGAAGCCTTACGTAGAACTTGACACTTGGAAGCCAACGCAAGCGTCTACATCTCCCGACCCTGAGTTTAATTCCGAAGGGCTACCCTTTTGATATTGCAAGAGATATATTTCGATAAGAGCATTCGAAATTATGCTCTTAAATTAACAAACAACCAGCAAGAAGCCGAGGAGTTAGTCTCTTTGGCTTTTGACATTTGTAGCCATAAACCGCCGAAAGAAAATATGAAGGGCTATTTTGCAATAGTAATGCGGAATCAATGGCTTAAAAAATGCAACAAGACAGACCCCTACTGGGCAATAGAAGAGAGTGAGAGCGAGGATATTGAAGACGTACTCTCAAAGATGAGCCATTACAACGCTAATCTAATTAGAGCCGTATACAACGGAGATACTCTAATCAAAATACACAACGAAACCTCTATAAGCTACCGCAGCATAAAAAGCGACTATAAAAAAGCCAAAAAAGAATTTAAGATTATGTATGAGAATAAAACCAAAATAGCTATCGTAATGCCAACGGTAAGCGGAGTAAGCTACCACCGATTAATGATGCCGCTTGTAAGACTCAGTCAAGACTATGGGATAGAAGTAATTTGCTTAGTTAATAACGCTGACGATTTTTTAGATAAACTTGACGGAGTAACCCACGTTATTTTTAATCGTAATATTTCCGAGCTTATGAAGCCTGAAGAGACTATTTTAATTCTAAAGGCAAGAGGCATAAAAGTTATTTGCGATGTAGATGACTACTGGGTGCTTTCAAAAGGTCATCCTTTAGAGGTTTACTACCGTAAAAGCAATATGGCAAAGTGTATTTTAGCAAACATTAAATTTGCAGACCAGGTGTGGACTACCACTAAAATTTTAGCCGAAAAGATTAGACCGTATAACAAAAACGTAGAGGTAGTTAAGAACGCTATTGACCCTAACGAAAAACAATTTGCCTACGAAGACTTATCTTTAAAATTCGATACTTTCTTTTACTCAGGAGGCTCGACACACCTTAAAGATTTAAAGCTATTAGGTAACGCCTTTGATAACGAATACCTAACCGTTAAAAGCCCAAGAGTACCTAAGCGAATGAGTCCGATACTATCGCAAGTTAGCAGCATCCAAGAATACGCTACCGACTACCAGCATTGTGGTATCTGCGTAATACCTTTAAGAGATAACCTATTTAACCGATGCAAGTCTGAGCTTAAAATGATAGAGGCTGGACACTTTGCCAAGCCCGTAATAGTTAGCAACGTAATGCCTTATAACCTACTTGCTACAAATAGCAATAGCCTCAAGGTAAATGATAACGACTGGGCGGCTGCGATAAAGAAGATAAAAGGAAATTATAATATGCAAATAGAGTTAGGCTTAAAGCTAAAAGAAGACGTTAAAAGTAAGTACGATATAGTAAAAGAGAACGCCAAAAGACTTCAAACATTATGAGCAAGAAAAAAACAATAAGCAACGCAGATTTTTTAAAAATTGAATTAGAGAACGGAATAGGATTTCACAACCCTTCCTTTGTAACTTTAGCAAGCGAAACCGTAAAACAAATTAAAGATTTACCGATTATTAGCGTATTGGATTACGGAGCTGGTACGGGTGTATATTCGCAAGCCTATTTAAACGAAGGGTATGAGGTATTTGCTTTTGAGCTATTTAAAGAACATCAGGAGTATATTAACGTAAACGCTCCAAATGTTAGCCTAATAGACAAGCCTATAACAACTGATTTGCTAAACTTTATAGAGACTGCGGAGCATATGACAAACGCCCACCTAAATAAGCTAATGAATAGTATATCTCCAAAGTATATACTCTTTAGCTCTACTTCTCAAAGAGTGCCTGAGTTTGATGAGCAATGGGGACATATTAATATAAAAGAGCAAAGCGAGTGGGACTTATTTTTTGAGAAGTTCGGATACAAAAAAACAAAAGATTTACCTTACCCAACAAACTGGTCTAAATTATATACTAAGATATGAGCGAAGAGTTAGAAAAAGAAATACGAGTAATAGTTAAGCAACAAAGCGGAGTCGTAAGCCCGCATCTTTTAAAAGAATTGCAGCTACTATCTCAAGAAGACTTTAACTACCGAGTAGACATAAGCTGCGGTAAGTGTATATACAAGTACAGCGTAAAGCTATTTGATAAATATTTAAAATGAAATTAAGCGAAATAAAATCTAACCCTAATAACCCGAGAGTTATTAAAGACCATAAGTTCGAGAAGCTAAAAAAATCAATTAGCGAGTTCCCTAAAATGATGGAGCTTAGACCTATGGTTATAAACGAGGATAATATAGTCTTAGGCGGTAATATGCGTTTAAAGGCATTAAAAGACTTAGGATATAAAGAAGTACCTGAAGAATGGGTAAAGCGAGCCAGCGACCTTACAGAGGATGAAACAAGGCGTTTCATAATTGCGGACAATGTAGGCTTTGGAGAACACGACTGGGAGATGCTTGCTAATGAATGGAATGTTGAGGAGTTAGAAGATTGGGGATTAGATGGCTTTCCTTTTGAGGAAGTAACAGAGTTAAAGTCAGAAGATGATTTAAAAGATTTATCAAGTAGTATAAATAATTTATATAGAATAGAAGTTATTTGCTCAGACGAAGAAGAACAAGAAAATACTTATAATAAACTTTTAGAGCAAGGATTTGAATGCCGACTTTTGACATTATAAAAGAAGTAAAGCCAAAGCAAACTTTTAGAGTTGCTTCAGTGATTGGTAAATTCGATTTACAATCAGAACACATTATAGAACATTTTAAAGGTAATATTGATATTCCAGAAAAATGGCAGATAGGTTTAATAGTAGGTAAAAGCGGTACTGGTAAAACTACAATAGCAAAGCAATTATTTGAAGATGCTTACATAACTTCGTATAATTACGATAAAGAAACTATTTTGGATGATATGCCAAAAGAATGTAGTTTAGAAGATATAACTTCCGCTTTTAATTCCGTTGGTTTTTCAAGTCCACCAAGCTGGTTAAAGCCTTATTCTGTTTTATCTAATGGACAAAAAATGAGAGTAGATTTAGCGAGAGCTATATTAGAAAAAAACGATTTATTTGTCTTTGATGAATTTACAAGCGTAGTAGATAGAAATGTAGCTCAAATAGGTTCTTTTGCGATGCAAAAAGCAATAAGAAAAACCAAAAAACAATTTATAGCAGTTACTTGTCATTCAGATGTTGAAGATTGGCTTTTACCTGATTGGATATTTAATACTGATACTATGACCTTTCATTTGCTTGAAGGGCAAAAAAAAAATAGACCAAAAATTAATTTTGAAATATACCAAACAAGAGATAAGTCAATATGGAAAATGTTTGCTAAACATCACTATTTAAGTCATACTCATAATAACGCAGCAAATGTTTTTATAGCAATGATAAACGGAGAGATAGCTGGGTTTTTAAGTGTGTTACATTTCCCTCATCCTAAAGTTAAAAATATGAAAAAAGTTCATAGATTAGTTATTTTACCCGATTATCAAGGAGCAGGAATAGGGTTAAAATTATTGAATGAAGTAGGTACATTTTACAAAAAAGATAAATGGAGATTTAATATAGTTACATCAGCACCAAGTTTAATTTATGCTTTAAAAAAATCAAATGAATGGGCGTGTACACATTATGGAAGAAATACTCCACATAAAGGAGATTTAAAAAGTAATGTTGAAAATTTAACAAGTGGCTCTGAAAATAGAATAACCGCATCTTTTGAATTAAAAGAAATAAAATGAACCAACAAAATCCAACATTAAAAAGGGCTATGATAGAGGCTTTAGAAAAGTCACTCGGTATAGTTACCTCAGCTTGTAAATCAGTTGGGATAAATAGGTCTACTCACTACGACTGGCTAAAGACTGACGAGGACTATAAAGCCGAGGTAGAAAGTATAGAAGATATTGCGATAGACTTTGCAGAGAGTCAACTTCATAAACAGATAAAAGACGGCAACCCTACAAGCACTATTTTCTACTTAAAGACTAAAGCTAAAAAGAGAGGTTATATTGAGCGTCAAGAGATACACCAAGAGACAACCTACAAGAGCCTCGATATTAATATAATTGATACTGGCATACCTTTAGCATCAAGCGAGAAAGATATACTTGATTAACACCAGCTCAGTATATCGAAGCAATTTTGCAGCTACTGCGGATATCGTAGTTAATCAGGGTGGAACATCTTGTTTTGCTGGGACTCAATGCGTAGTTACCTCAGAGGGTTCTAAACCGATTAAAGACATAGAGGTAGGAGATTTAGTTAAATGCTATGACGAGGCTAAAAAGTCTATCGAGTGGCGTAAGGTATTAAATAAGTTTAAGTACGATAATAGCAAAAGAACTATTAAAGTAACGCTAAAAAATGGGCAGACAATTATAGCTACTGAAGACCACAAATTTTATTACGAGGGCGGTTGGTATTCTCTAAAATATATACTATCTTTACAAAATGGAACATTGGAAAAAGATTAAAGGTTTTAGCGATTACGAGGCGAGTACTCTTGGTAGATTAAGAAGTCTAAACTACAAGCGAACTAACAAGGTTAAAGTTTTAAAGCCTTCTATAAGTGGAGGGTATTTAAAGACTATGCTAAAAGACGATAGCGGTAAATATAGAAGCTCTTACGTACACAAATTCGTATGCCTTGCTTTCTTAGGCGATAGACCTACTAAGTATGAGATAAACCATATAGACGGATTAAAGATAAATAACTCTATTGAAAACTTGGAGTATATTACTAAGTCTGAAAATATAAAACACGCTTACAAACTTGGGCTAATATCTGTAAAGGTGGGCAGCTCTAATGGAATGGCTAAACTAACCGAGTCAGATGTTTTAGAGATAAGAGAACACGCAGCAAATAGCGGGCGTTATTATGGCAGACAAGTGCTTGCAGAAAAATACAAAGTTTCTGAATGCACAATAAAAGAGGTAGTATCTAAAAGAAGAGGCAAGTTCTATAATGTTTGATTTAAGCCAAGTAGAAAGCTGGGAGTATGTAGAAGAGCAAATAGTCTACGATATAGAAGTAGAGGACTGCCATAACTATTTTTTAGATGTAGGCTTTGATGTCTTAGTTCATAACTCAGGAAAAACTTACGCTATACTCCAAGTGCTATTCTCAAAAGCAATAGCAGACACTTGCACTATAACCGTAGTAGGTCAAGATATACCTAACTTAAAAGTAGGAGCTTTAAGAGATGCTATCGACATTCATAATGCAGATGAGGCTATTAAGCAGCAAGTAACTTTCTACAATCGCTCAGATAGGGTATTCACTTTTAAGAATGGGTCTATCATAGAGTTCAATTCTTATGATAACGAGCAAGACGCAAAGTCAGGTAAGAGAGATTATCTATTCGTAAACGAGGCAAACGGAATACCCTACAATATATTTGAGCAGTTAAGCCTACGTACTCGCAAGCAAGTCTATTTAGACTATAACCCTGATACAAGCTTTTGGGTTCACGACAAAATAATACCTATGCCGAACGCTGAGTTAATAATCTCAGACCATAGGCACAATCCTTTTTTAAGTGATAAGATACGCGAAAAGATAGAAGCTCTAAAAGATAAGGACTTAGACTTATGGAAGGTATACGCTCGAGGTCGTACCGGTAAGATAGAAGGGCTAATCTTAAAAAAGTGGTACGTATTAAACGAGAGCTTTGACGATAAAAACTTAATAGGATATGGCATTGACTTTGGTTTCACTAATGACCCTACTACTTTAGTAGAGGTAAGGCTTCAAGACGGCGAGTTATGGGTAAAGGAGTTAATATATGAGACTGGGCTAACAAATAGAGATATAAGCGATAGAATGGAGGCTTTAGGCATAAGCAAAGGAGCTTTGATAGTGGCAGATAGTGCCGAGCCTAAAAGTATAGAAGAGCTTAGGCGTTTACGCTGGACTATTGACGGGGTTAAGAAGGGAGCAGATAGTATAATGTTTGGAATTAACTTGCTAAAAGGTTATTCAATTAACGTACATTCGTCAAGTAAAAATTTAATAAAAGAATTGGAGCAGTATAAGTGGAAGGTAGACAGAAACGGAGATAGTTTAAACGTTCCGATAGACGGCTATAATCACGCAATAGACGCACTTAGGTATTTAATAATGCACAAATTTAGTAAGAAAGGATATGGAACATACAAAGTTATCTAAGATTACCGTAGGACAATACCAGCTACTTAACGAGATAGATAGCACGCTGCCCGTAATGGAGCAGAACATCTACGCAGTAGCAGCAATAAGGGATATTACTTACGAGGAGGCAAGTAAGGTTAAGCTAAAAGACTTCGGGTTAATGATGGCAGAGCTTGGGGAGTTTAATATTAAGCAGTTAGAGAAGCTAAAAATTAATAGCAGAGTAATACTTGACGGAAGCGTTTACCATATAGAACACAAACCCGAGAAGCTAACAAGCGGTCAGCTTCTTGACATAATCAATATTAGAAGTAAGTACTCAGGCGAAGGCGTTAAGGTTATGGATTTACTCTTAGCAGCTATAAGCAAGCCCGAAGGCAAAAACTACGGAGACG